GTGCGGGAGCCGGACGATAGTCTTGGTGACGAAGGTCATGTCGCCTTCTTGGTTTCGTTTGGCCAGTTCCCGCCAGTTGATGTTCGGGATGCCGAGCAAGACGGCGGGTTGCAGGATGGACTCGTAGCGTTCGGGTTTTTGAAGCTGGCCGCGGTCGAAGTCGATCATGCGGATTTCGGGTAGCTCGGCACGGAGCAGGCGGTTGAGGTCTTGGATGAGGTGGTAGAGCATTATTGGCTTAATATTTTGGTGATGTCTTGTTCAAATTGGCGTTCTATTTTTTCATCCAAGGCACGGCTTTCACCGATGAACTGGCGTTGTTTTAAATCAACGTCCCGACTGTAAGATTGCACCGAATGACTATTACCGTTTCTTGTCCTTTCGTGTGCCCGGATGGTTACCGTACCTTTAAACCCTTCATTGTGCGGCTCGGCGTAGTCCAGGTCTGTGCCTACTTCGACGGTCATGCCCCGAATGTCGGTGGTGATTGACTTTCGGAGGTCTCCGGTGTCGGTCAAGATTTTGCGTTTCTGATTCCTGCCCTGGCGTTTTGAAATGGTGCCGTTTTTGTTTCGCCGCAAGCGGTCTTCTTGTCGGCGTTTTACTTCGGCCCACGGCTCAATTGTTGCATCGGTGAAGCCTTCGTCTTGGAAAGATTCCCGGAAGTGGTCCCGCCCTTCTTTGGCAATAATGCGGGGGGCATCCTGCTGAATGTAGCGGGTGAGTTCGGCGGTTTTGAGGGCGAGGAATTGGGATAAGTCCATGTTTTAGGGGTGAGGGGGTGAGGGATGAGGGATGAGGGATGAGGGGTGAGGAATGAGGGATGAGGGATGAGGGATGAGGGATGAGGGGTGAGGGATGCTTTGATTCGACCCTATAAAAGTCGTTTTTGATTTCAGTTACGTTTAGTTTCATTGTTGTTTTTTTATTTCCCACATACAAAAAGCAACGTGAATCCTTACCCTTTCTTCGGTATTGTAAAAGCCAAGAAATGACCTCATAATGAGTTCTTTCATGCCTTTAAATTCAGGTTTTACATGCTTCATGTTTCTCTTTACCCTTACAGCGATGAATGAAAAGCCTGTTTTTCTAATATTCAGCAAGCCCATTTCTTCAAATTCTATTCTATTTTTCATAAAGTCGTTTTTGATTTCAGTTACGTTAAGTTTCATTGTTGTTAAGTAGTTTTTGTACGTTTTGGAAGAACTCCAGTTCTTCAGCGTGTTGGGGTTGTTGTTTCAGTTCCGTGATTCGCTTTTCAATGATTTGTTTGGCTTCGGTTTCGCTGACGTAGTTGAGCATGAATTCAACTATTTCGGTAGGTGTTTCAGGAATCATAAATTATGTGTTATATTTGTGATGCGGAAGGGCACTGCCTCACCGCTTCCTACACGAAAAACAGCCTATCGGTTGTTTTTCGTGCTTTGTAGCTTATCAAGAGCCTTGTAATTTTCAATTTCTTCACGGGTCAGTTCAACAAGGGTATTTTTGTCATACACCAGTATAATTTTTTGAATATTCGTGTGATATGGTTTGTTATTCCTAATCATCGCCCCTCGAATTGCTTTCCATAACTCAGGTTTTGTAATTGTCTTTTTTGAAATATCAATCATTACGTGTTCAGCTCCCTGCTCATTAGCTTCAAATACCGAATTCTTAATTACTCGGTCGGGATTATTTGAGCGTGGGTTTTTGAACTCGGTTAATATGCCATTCACCCTCGCATCAACATTTTTTCCCGCAGCAAACGAGTACCTCCTTAGCTTAACTTTATATCCTTTTCTGGCAAGTAGTGAGCCATAATAGGTGTTTTCAGTCCATTCCTCTTCCGCTATCCCGGGATGTATCATCAGTTCGCCGCCGTTCGGGAATAAGTACGCCGGAATGTACATATCAAGCTCTGGCAAGATGCGGGTTTTGAGTTCTTTGGCAATTGCCGCATCGGGAATTTGCGTGGTGTTAAGTGCATACGAGGTATAGGGCAAATTGAACAAGCTGGCGGTTTTGCCGGGGTTATTTTGGAACGCTGGCACGACGGGGTCAATGGCATCAATATCGGCGGGGATCTCCGTTACTGGGGCGGCGGTGTTCTTGACGCTGCACTTGCAATTCCAGCGGCTCGGTGGTAGGTGCGTATCCCAAAACGGGTCGTTAAGCGGCCTGATAATGCCGACGTACTTGAGGTGGTCTTTGTCGGGTTCTGCGGAGACCGTCCGCAGGTACTCAATATTTGGGTAGCGGTCGGCTTCGGCTTCGTAAGTCAGCCAATCACGGGCGGAACGGGCGGCGGCCACGGCGGTATCGTACTCGGTTTTGAGCCACGTTTGGTTATAGTTGCCCACAATTCCTTTCGCCAGTTTTTTGAACTCTCGGAACGGTCGGCGAGTGCCGCGGTCAACGTCGGCGATGAGGCCGATGAGCTGCGTTACTTGGAGGGCGGTTTTTCGGGCAACGAAGAACCGGGCAGATTTGTGCAACTGCCACACGAAGTTGAGGTCGGCACGTTGGAAATTTGGGTTTCCGAATCCCTGCGTAACCGCAACGCTGAGGGCGTTGTAGGATACCTCGAACAGGTCTTTTTGCAGGACTTGGTTCGTTGGGTTTTGGGTTCTTTCATAGACTTCTTTTAAGGCTTTTAAAAGCTGTTTAGTGAATACTATTTCGCCGCCGTCTGCAAGCTGTACATTATATTGTTGGGACTGTTCCGCCCCGAAGGGGTCAATCACTTCGGGGCTTGGCGAAAAAAATCAAGGAAGGCTTGGTAGAAGGTGCGGGGTTTGAGGGAAACTGTCGTACTGAAGGAATCAGCAAGTTCGGTTTCTTTGCCTTTGCTTTCTTTCTGCTTTTGTTGCTGAACGGGTTGGGCGTTTTTGTCGATGGGTACGTTGTATTCTTCGGAGAAATAATCAAGCGGGAGGTTTGCCACTTCTTGGTGGATTCTCAAGTCCATCTCCAATCGCTCTTTTTTGGTGAGGCTTTCTTCCTCGTCCACGGCTTGAAATTTTGCACCTTCGGGGAAACTGAAGCCTTGAGCTCGGAGGATTGGCACGAACTTTTCGTTGAGGATTTTCTCGACGAAGCGGCGGTCGGCTTGGTGGATGTCTTGTTGCACTTCCATGTGGACTTTTGATTGGCTCAGGGAGCTGCCGTTTTCGGCGGTCATGGTTTGGCCGACGATGCACTTGCTGATTTCGGAGTTAGCAAAATTTGCGAAGCGTTCATAGACATCGTTTCCGGTTTTTCCGCTCTCAGCAATGTATTCAAACTCGCTGCCCATCGGGATGGCTGCCCAAGCGTTTGCCCCCATTTCTGCGAGCGATTTTTTTACGGCGATTTCGTTGCCGGGCATTTGGGGGTCATACTTACCCACCCGCAGGGGCATTCCGAATACTTCGCAGTAGGTTGCCCAGTCGGAGATGTCGCCTCGTTTTAACAGCACGTAGGGAGCGACTTTGTAGAGTTTGCCGAGGTTTTTGGCGTTGCCGACCTCGAAAGTGGTTCGGTTGAAAGGCGGCTTGGTGTAATCAACGCCCTCGTTGGTAATGTAGGGGTCGGTAACCACGATTTGGTGTTCGGGGATGACGTGTTCCCGTGGGATGAGCTGAATAACCCCTTTTCGGAGGTCGGTTTCAATCAGCGAGTGGCCGTGAAATTTCGCCTCTATTATGTAGGTAATCAACTCCTCGAAGAAGTGTTTGTTGAGGATTTGTTCTTTGACTTCCTCTACTTCAAGGCCGTCGTGTTGGAATGACCACGACACGTTGGTTATTGCCGTTAGGCGTTTGTCGAGCGTAGAGTCAAGGTGCGTATCGAGGATGATGTCTTCGTAGAGATCAACCAACGGTTTTCGGGTTGGGTTGTAGAGGCTTTCGGCTACTTCCTTCGCCGTTCGCCAATTTTGGAGGGTTTTGCGTTGGTTGTCTTTTTGGACAATCGTGATTGGAAAGGTTGTCCGTGGTTTAACCTGCGAAACTTGCTTTTTTTTAGCCATTTGAAAAGGGGCGTTTTAAGCCGTTTTAATGATTGGTTTGTAGTATTGTGCCACTTTTGGGAGAAAGTGGCTAAAACCCCGTTTAAAAAATTATTTAAACGGTATTATAATCTATTATCTCGTTTGACATCCGAGCCGCT